ACTTTAGAAATTACAAAAGGTTTCTATGAAGGTGCTAAAGAGTCTGATATTTTTGGTAAAGTAGAATTTGCTGAAGATAAAAGTAAAATTTCAAAAGAAGACGTTCCTTTTTAAGTCATGCAAAAGGAGTTGTTGTCGTTGTTTCAAGGCGATGACTCCCGTTATCTCAAGTCCTCTCTTACGGGGGAGGACGATGAGAGGGGTAAGCGACAAGCTAGCTATGTCACTGTTCACGAACCTGTAACGGAAGAAGTTTGGAAACAACATTTAGAAGGTAAAATTAGACTAGGCCTTAGACCAGAAATAGACAATAATTGTTGGTGGGGTTGTATTGATGTAGATCCTAATAATTACAAGGATTACTCAGAAAAAAAATATGTAGAGATTATTAAAAAGTATTCTTTACCTTTTGTGCCTGTCAAGTCTAAATCTGGAGGTCTGCATATTTTTATTTTCTTTACAGAGCCCGCAGATATAAAAAAAGTTACGACAAAGTTAGCAGAGATAAATGAAGAATATTTTTTAGCGCAAGAAATATTTCCGTGCAATAAGGCAGTTAATATGCCTTACCACAATATGAATGCATCAATGGAGTTTGCCTTTGATGAAAACAATACACCTATTATGGTTGGTCGTTTTATAACACTAGCCAATGAAAAAAAGATTAAACCAACAGATTTTTTTAATTTAAAAGTTCAAGAGTATCAGGCAGAAAGCGAATGGAAACACTACCCTCCATGTGTACAAAAACTTATTCAAGAGGGGTGGTCTGGTAACAATAGAAATAATTTTTTATTTAACGTTTTAGTTTTAGAGATGAAAAAAAATAATTCATTAAGCACACAACAAATAGAAGACATCGCCTTACAAAGAAACAATCAAATATTTACACAACCTTTGCCAAGAACTGAAGTAGTGCAACTATCTAAATCCGTGCACAAAGGAGGTTATCAGTTTCAATGCCCTCCAAAACATCCAGAGTATGGCCCTATTTGTAATAAAGAATTATGTAAGACAAGAAGATTAGGCATAGGAGAAGCAGTACCAGAGATCGTAGAAGCTTTTGAAAATATCACGTATATACAAGATACTAAAAGTGTATGGTATGAATTTGATTTTAAAGGTTCTCGAATTACAGTTACACCAGAAGATATGAAGGATGAAAAATCTTTTAGAGTTAGATTATTAAGGAACAGAGTTTATTGGTTGACCTTACCAAAGGCACGAAAAGGGCCAGACCCATTTGAATTATTAATGAAGAATATTGTTGAAAAAGCAGAAGAATCTACAGATCATTTGTACACAGATACAGTTGAAGAGGAGAGATACTCTGTGCTCAAAGATTTTTTTGAATCACACATTGAACAAGATAAGTTTGACAAACTAAAAGATGGTTATGTTGTCTTGGATTCTAAATCAAATATATGTTATTTTAAAAAACTTACTCTTGATAAGTTTCTCAAGAAACACGCATCACGAACCTTTACTACTACTGCTGATGCATTACGTATGTTAAAATGTAAACGAACAGATTATAAAGAAGGTGAAAAAAATGTTTGGTTTGTTGAAATGCCAGAATTTGTAAATCATCAAAGTATTAGAAAACCAATTAATAAAAACGATAAATCTGAAATGGATGAAGACTACCATGATAAATTCAGGACTGCACAAGCAAAAGAGTCTGAACAAAAAAACAATTAAGATATTTGGGCCACCTGGTACAGGTAAGACATATACTTTAATTGAAAGAGTTTTGAAAAAATACCTACGTATGGGTGTTCACCCAAAAGATATAGCGTTTATCTCATTTACAAACAAAGCAGTTGACACCGCTAGAGATCGTGCTTTATCAGCTTTCCCTCAGTATGATATGGATGACTTTCAAAGGTTTAAAACTCTGCATAAGTATTGTCGAAGATATTTTGAAGAAGAGGTATTTGATCCAAAAAACTGTATGCTAGACTTTGCTTTACAGACAAAGATAATCAAAACATCGGACAAACGATTATCAGACGATGGCTTTCTCTACAAAGATTGGTCGTTAGGTATATACGATAAAGCCAGAAATATGATGCAAGATCCTAAACTTGTTTACAAACAAGAGAGTTATAAAAAAGATAATCTAGATATATTTTTACGAAAGATAGATACCTATGAGCATTATAAGAAAGACTCATTTATTGATTTTACAGATATGATTGAAAGAGCGATTGATGAGGTTGAGTTTCCACCACTAGAGGTGCTTATATTAGACGAAGCTCAAGATTTTACACCTTTGCAGTGGTCAGTAATTTATAAAATGGTAGATAAGGTAAAACGTATTTATCTAGCAGGAGATGATGATCAAGGTATTTACAAATGGAATGGCGCAGATCCAAAATATTTTACAACTTATTTTCCTGGTAGGGAGGTTGTACTCCGACAAACTAGACGCTTTGGTAAAGAGATTTATAAGTTTTCACAGATTATAAGACGCGGTATTTTTGATAGTGTTGACAAAGATTATGTGCATACAGAAAAAGATAGTTATATCAAACGATATTTAAATTTTAATGAGGTGCCCTTTGATCAGTGCGAAGGCACTTGGTATATATTAGGTCGTGTGCACTCTAGTGTAACAGAACTCAAAATGGCAGCAAAAAGTTCTGGTCTTTATTTTTCAGACAACAAAGGTAATAAATCTTTTGACTCTAAACAATGGCAAGCCATTAAGTCGTGGACGACTATTTCTAATGGCAAAACAATAACACGTGATGCCGCAGAAAACATGTATCGTTACCTTAGAGATTTAAAAGACTATGATTTTAGAACACCAAAGTTTTGGCAAAACATACCAGAGACACAAACATTTAATTTTAAACAATTAAAAGAATGGGCGGGGCTTGACTTGAACGATGATCAGCACAATCAACCTTGGTGGAATGTATTAAAGAGAAACTTTACCCCACGACAAACAGCTTACTTTGTACTGCTTTTGAAAAAGTATGGTCAAGCAAAATTAAATCAAGACCCTAGAATTATTATCGATACTATACACTCTGTTAAGGGTGGTGAAGCAAATAATGTTTTGTTATATTCCAAAACGAATTGGCCCGCTTCGTTTTCTCACAAGACAAAAGAAGAAAAGTCAGATGAGAAAAGGGTATATTATACGGGGGTTACAAGGGCAAAAAACACTTTACATATCTTATCCACAGATTATAAATATAATTATCCCATAGGGATGGATTACCTAATGTATTTACAGGAGAACACATGAGTCCATACTTTGAAGAACTACCCATTGGTCAATTTTTTAGTCCCAGACTACACGATAGAGTTTGGAATCCAGAAACTGAGTGGGTTAAATACTACAATTTTACAGCTTGTTCAGTTGACAATGATATTTTATTTGAAGATGAATTTTATCATTGGTTATATACACGACACAAATATAAAGCTGGTGTATTGCGAATGGAAAATAAAACGATGTACAATTGGCATTGTGATACAAAAAGAGGTGTCTGTATAAATTCTATGATTGCAACACCAAACACGTCTTACACATTCTTCAGAGAGTATTCTGATGTTAGTCACAGTTTAGTAGAGTTACAATATTATCCTGGTAGTAGATTTATATTTAACAATCAAAAAGAACATATGGTTATAAATTATGATGGTTTACGTTTAATGCTAACAATTGAGTTTGCAGAGGATAAAAATAAACTATCGTATATTAATTTACTAAATGAAATAAAGGAGGATTATATTAATGGTTAAAGATTTATGGAAACGTGGCGGTCAATATTACACACAGTTTTCAATACAACCCTCACAATTTATTAATGAGAACAAAATTTTATTTGCAGAGGGTAATGTGATAAAATACATCTGTAGGCATAGAGGAAAGAATGGACGAGAGGATTTAGAAAAAGCAAAACATTACATTGATATGATTATAGAACGAGACTATGAAAAAGAAACAATATAAACGAAAATTTAATCTTGGTGGATATGATCCTAATATCTACAAGAAAATAAAAAATGACAAGCCTTCAACTGACATTTAATTTTAAAAAACACATATGGTCTGCTCCTGTTGATTATCGTGATTTGTCTGGCGCAAAAGAAATTGCAATAGATTTAGAAACAAAAGATGTAGGCATAAATGAGGGTTTAGGTGCGGGTTGGGCTACAGGCCGTGGCGAGATTATAGGATTTGCAGTCGCAACAGAAGGGTTTCAAGCTTATTATCCATTTGGTCATTTTGGTGGTGGTAATCTAATCAAAGAACAAGTTTTGAAATATATGCACGATGTATGTCGATTACCCTGTCGTAAGATATTTCACAACGCTCAGTATGATGTAGGTTGGTTAAAAGCATATGGTATCGATGTACGTGGTGAGATTGTTGACACTATGATTGCAGGAGCTTTGATCGATGAAAACAGATACACGTATAAATTAAATTCTTTAGCCAAGGATTATCTAGGAGAGTTAAAAGCAGAGACAGACTTAGTTGAAGCTGCTAAAGCACATGGTGTTGATCCAAAAATGGAAATGTGGAAGTTACCCGCAGAGCATGTAGGATATTATGCAGAACAAGATGCACGGCTCACGTACCTATTGTGGCAACGATTTAAACACGAAATATATAAACAGAATCTTCACACAGTATGGCAACTTGAAAAATCTTTATTGCCTATTTTAATAAAAATGCGACAGAAAGGCATTCGTGTAAACACACAGCGCGCTGAACAATTGAAAGTTAATTTTGTAGAAAAAGAAAAAGAGATCTTGCACAGAATAAAAAAGCTTGTTGGTAAAGATATTGATATCTGGGCGGCACGCCAGATTGCTTTTGCTTATGATAAATTAGGGTTAGAATATCCTAAAACAGCTAAATCAAAAGAACCTAGCTTTACTCAAAATTGGTTAGTTAACAGTGAGTACGAAATATCTAAACTAATAGTTAGTGCTAGAGAGATTAATAAGTTTCACAATACATTCTTAAATTCCATTATGCGATTTGAACACGATGGTAGAATTCATGCAGAGATAAACCAATTACGGTCTGACACAGGAGGCACTGTATCTGGTCGATTGTCCATGAGTAATCCTAACTTGCAACAGCTTCCAGCAAGAAATAAAGAGTTTGGACCTATGATTAGGGGTTTATTCCTACCAGAAGAGGGCTTTAAATGGGGTAGTTTTGACTACTCGCAACAAGAACCACGTTTGGTAGTTCATTATGCATCTAGTATTGGAGAGGGCTATGAGGGCTCTCAGGAGCTTGTTGAGGCCTATGCTAATGCAGATGCTGATTTTCATCAAACTGTTGCTGATCTAGTTGGTATTGACAGAAAACAAGCCAAAACAATTGGACTGGGTTTAATGTATGGCATGGGTAAGAATAAATTAGCTAATATGTTGGGTTTAAATTTTGATGAAGCTAGTGCTTTAATAGGTAAGTTTAATAGAAGAGCACCTTTTGTTAAGATGCTATCTGACCGTTGCATGAAAAAAGCTAATGAAGAAGGTGTAATTAGAACTAAATTAGGTCGTAAGTGTCGGTTTAATATGTGGGAGCCAAAAGATTTTGGTATACACACTCCAGAAACATTTGAGAATGCTAGTGCTAAATATGGATCGAACAATATCAAACGCGCTTTTACGTATAAAGCTTTAAATAGATTAATTCAGGGATCTGCCGCGGATCAAACAAAGCAAGCGATAGTATCTTGTTCGCATTTGGGCTATACGCCGTTATTACAAATACACGATGAGTTGTGTTTTAATGTGCATGAAGAAGATGTGAAAAAAATTGTCAAAGAGATGGAGGGTTGCGTGGAACTCAATGTTCCAAGTGTCGTAGATGTTGCATTAGGCAACGATTTTGGTTCAGCTACTTAATCAGTAACTATAAGTTCTCTTTGTAATTCTTCTATCTTAGAAGTAAGGGGCACCATATCAATTGTATATGCGCCATTTTCTTTGAACTTTTTAGCCCAAAGATGTTCAAGAGCAACTTTTTGTTCTAGTTTTGTAATCATCGTATCTCCTTACATAATGATACAATTATTAAAGATTTTGTCAATATCCCTTGACATCTCCCACAATATCTGTAATTTAATAATATTATTAATTTTAAACAAAGGACAAATTATGGATACGACTAAATGGAAATCTATTGCTGTGCGTATAGAAGATTATAAACTATTGAGGGGCTTGTGTAAAAGTAAATTTAGAGCTCCCGCAGGAATGATTTCAAAGCTTGTGCATGAATACATAGAATATCAAGCAAAAAAGAATAAAGTTAAAGTTGAGAATTACAAAAAAGAATTAATGAATGGTGATGCTAATGAATAAACTACGATGGGCTCCATTTTTAGTGTATAAAGACAATAAGAATTATGCTCAAGGTTACAGAGATGATTCTTTACAACATGATGATTATAAAAAGGGTATTCACATTTCTATTCCAGACAAACTAAAAATAGTAATGGACAGTGATTTTGAGTATGGTGGTCATAAAATGAAAGCTATTCACGTGCAAAGATGTAGTTATTTTAAAGATAATGTATATGTTTTTGCTAAAGAGCAAGAATGAAATGGTTAGTTGGTTTGTAGTCACATTATGGTTTGAATATAATAATAAGTTGCATATGCAACATCATTCAAGCTTTACACACGATACATGCAAATCAGCGGCTTCTAAAATAATAGAGGATTTTAAAACAAATAATTCTAAAAAAAAAATAAAAGCCGTCAAGTGTAACGATCCTGTCACTTGGTTTAAAAAATATAGGCTTAATAAATGGGATCAAGTAAAAGATAAGGAGTAACGATGGAAACATTAATAATAGGATTAGCTATAAATTTATACACCTGGAGCAATGCAGATTTTTTCGTGCAGAAAAAAAACAACGAGCGACAATATACTTGTGTGTGGGTTGACAAAGGATGGTCAGAAGCTGATCCTAATAATCCTGCAGTGACTATATTTGGATATACAAAATATAAACAACAATGTGTAACGAAAGAGAAA